TCAATGATTTAGATTCAGTTGGTGGTGGCGCAGGTCTAGCAGTGGGCACAATCTATGTTAAGTATGATACAATAAGCACATCAACTGCAACATTTAGACCATACATTAAAAATGTCACAGGATTGGTAAACGTCACAGGTACAACACCTGTTAGTCCATTGGCATTTACAGCAGGCAATACATTTAGTATGGAAGTATCAGTTCCAGGATCTGGTTCTACACAAACAAAAACAATTACAATATCTGGATCAGGGAATGCTGTTCCAGCTACGACATTTGTTGCTGATGTATTAAGTGCTGGTTTACCTAATATTTCTGCATCAGTTGGAGCAAGCGGTGCAATTAGTATCAGCCATTTAGCAGGCGGTACTATTAAATTTACAGCATTAACAGGTACACCATTTACTACAGCAGGATTACACAATGATAGTAATGTGCAAACATTAGTTAGTGGTAGTGTTTGGTTAGCAAGTCCATTTACTCCACTAATATATATTTCAGATACTGTAGCACCATATAGTAATCCAACAGATGGCACATATTGGTATTATAATACCCCATTAGAAGTTGATATTTTAATCAACGATGGTGCTGGGTGGAAAGGTTATCTAAACGTAGTCAACGACGCTCGAGGATATGATCTATCAGCAACAGATTCAAATGGTCCTATTTTGTCAGCAACAGAGCCAACAGAACAAAGCGGTGGTGGACAATTAGTTGCAGGTGATCTATGGATTGACACTGGTGATTTAGAAAACTATCCTGTAATTTATCGATATACTGGTTCATCTTTTGAATTAATTGACAATACCGATCAGGTATCAGTTGATGGTATATTATTTGCTGATGCACGTTGGAGCTATAATGATTCAACAGACCCAGTGGTTGATGATATTCCAGCAATCACTGACTTGTTAAGCAGTGATTATATTGACAGTGACTGCCCTAATTATCAATTATATGCACGTGGTACATTAATGTTTAATACACGCCGCAGTGGATATAATGTAAAACGCTTTGAAAGTGAGTGGTTTGCAAATGATACTGTTCCACCAACAGAAGTTGGTGCATGGGTAAGTTCAAGTGGTAATGATTCAGACGATGTTCCATATTTTGGTCATTGGGCTCAACGAAATGTAGTAGTTGAAGCTATGAAATCAGCTATTGAATCAAGTGTTGATCTACGTGAAGAACAAGTGCAATTTAATTTAATTTGTTCTCCTGGATACCCAGAACTAATTCAAAACATGATCACACTAAACAATGATCGTTTACAAACAGCGTTTATCATTGGTGATGCTCCGTTAAGTTTAAGTTCTGATTCAACAACACTTGAACAATGGGCTAAAAATACAAACCTAGCATTAGACAATGGTAAAGATGGACTAGTAAGCAACAGTGAATATCTAGGTGTTTACTATCCAAGTGGATTCGCTACTAATCTAGATGGAGAAAGCGTGGTAGTACCAGCAAGTCACATGATGTTGCGTACATTTATCCGCAGCGACAACGTTTCATATCCATGGTTTGCTCCGGCAGGTGTGCGTCGCGGTTTAATTGATAATGCAACAGCGATTGGGTATGTTGACACAGCAGATGACAGCGTATTCCGTAGTATTGGAGTAACGAATGGACTACGTGACGTATTATACGAAAACAAAGTAAATCCGTTAACAATTTTACCAGGTGTTGGCCTTGTGGCATACGGTCAAAAGACCCGTGCTTCAATGACATCAGCAATGGATCGAGTTAATGTAGCAAGATTAGTTTGCTATTTACGTAATGTCCTAGCTAAAGTTGCTGCACCGTTCATCTTTGAACCAAATGATACAATTACACGTAGCCAAGTTGCTGCTTCATTTGAAGCAGTATTAAATGATGTGGTTGCTAAACGTGGTATTTACGACTACCTAGTGGTTTGCGACGAAACAAATAATACACCAGATCGCATTGATCGTTATGAATTATATATTGATATCGCAATTAAACCAGTTAAAGCTATTGAGTTTGTTTATATTCCAGTACGCTTGAAAAACACAGGTGAAAGTTTAACAACAATATAATATACGCAGATAATGGGAGTGTTGACACTCCCATAGCGTAGCAACAAAATAGGTAAATATATAAAAGGAATATTAAAATGGCAACAGCGTCATTAAGCAAATTTACAGTACCACTAAGTACAGATCAAAGCGCAAGTGCTCAAGGTCTGTTAATGCCAAAATTAAAGTTCCGCTTTCGCGTAACTTTTTTAAATTTTGGTGTTAGTCAACCAACTACTGAATTGACCAAACAGGTTATTGATTTTAAACGTCCAACGTTGACGTTTGACCCAATTGAAATTCCTGTGTATAACAGTCGAATCTACTTAGCTGGTAAACCAACTTGGGAAACAGTCACTACAACAATACGTGATGACGCAGGCGGCGAAGTTGCTAAACGTGTTGGCGAACAATTGCAAAAACAATTTGACTTTATGGAACAGGCTTCAGCAAGTTCAGGAATTGATTACAAATTCCAAACTAACTTTGAAGTGCTTGATGGTGGCAACGGTAATAGTGCTCCTACAGTTTTAGAAACATGGGAATTATATGGATGCTTCTTAACTAGTGCAGACTACGGCGATGCTAATTATGGTACCAATGACCCAATGACTATTGCATTAACAATACGTTATGACAATGCAATCCAAACTCCAGTAGGTTCAGGCTTAGGCGCTACTGTAGCAAGAACATTAGGCGAAGTAATCACTGGTTAATCCAGACGAAACCTCTCAATAAAAGCCCGGTTAAAATCCGGGCTTTTTTATCTCGATAAATAATATAAATGGGATAATGAAATGAGTTTACTAGGCGGAATCGCTAATCAGTTCTTACAACAGTTAGGCAACGGCGACGAAATAAAAGATTATAAACATGCCGCACGAACCTTTGTTGATGGTTTGTATAGACTCAGCCCTAAGATGGGCAGTCTATTTCATGTATTTGTGGACTTAAATCCTGCAGCGGCCAACACAGATCAAAACAGCCAAATTGAAATAGGGCTTATGGCTAAAAGTGTTAATCTTCCAAAATTTACTGTACAAACAAAAACATACAATGCCTACAATAGGAAAAATATAAGTCAAGAACGTATCAACTATGATCCTGTTAGTATTTCATTTCATGATGATAGTGCTGATGTGGTTCGTGATTTTTGGTATGGCTACTATCAATATTACTATCGCGATAGCGATCATTCATTATCAATATATGAAGGTGATCACAAGTACAAATTAAGACAAGTGCAGGATTGGGGATATAGCCCACAACTATCTAGCACAGAAAATTATATTAATGCTATTAGAATTTACAGTTTACATCAAAAATCATTTAGCAGTTATGTATTAATACGCCCAACAATTACTAGTTTTACACACGGGCAACATCAACAAGGTGAATACATTCCTCTAGAACATACTATGCAACTTTCATATGAAGCTGTTCAATACGAAACCGGTGCAGTTAGTGAAGGAACAGTACAAGGATTTAGTATCATGCATTACGATAAGAGCCCAAGCCCATTAACCAGTTTAGGTGGTGGTACCACTAGTATATTAGGTCCGGGGGGATTGGTTGAAGGCATCAGTGGATCTGTCACTAATTTACAAAACGGAAATTTTGCCGCCGCTGGATTGGGTGCGTTCCGCACATTTAATAATTTAAAGAACGCTGATCTAAAACAAGTTGCTACTGCTGATCTTGCAACTGCGGCTGTTAGTATTCTTAAAGGCCAAAACACGCAGAGTTCTATTTTTGTGCCAACTAAGGCTAGTGTGCTAGATGGACTATCATCGGCCGGTAGCACAACTAATAGGGACCGATAATTAATGCAATACGGAAATTTACCACCATCAACTAATAAAGATAATAAAACAACAAATTATTTTGAAAATTTCTTTGAACCAACACTCTCTACCAGTCAAAATGTTGATGATGCTGTGTTGGGATACTTTGAATCAGTGACCGGTGATAAAGATACTGGAAGAACACTGGCGGCTAGTGTATTATATGTAGCATTAAATAACGGAATCAATCCAATGACATTGGTAGATGAGCTACGTAAACTTAAATCCGGTAAAAGAGTTCAAGTAAAAACTCCCGTTAATGCATCAACTATTATAGTCAGCACATCATACGAAGACATTGAACAAAACAAATACAGCTATGTATCTGGCCAGATATTTTATATACCAACATTGAATACATTTTATAAATTAATCGCCGAGCCTCAAAATGAAATTTATAGAGTAGAATCAGTTTTAGATTACACCGCAGAAACTGTCACTACTGATGTTTATAATTATTTTTACATTAGCTATTCTCAAGAACAAAACGAACTTAATGCATACCTTACCATGTTGCTAAATTCAAATAGATCTGGTACTAGTTTATTAGGACTAAGCAATACTCCACAAGTTAGCAAATATATCACACGTGCGATATTACCATAATGTCAAAGTTTGCTTCTGGAAAATATACAATCAAAAATTCTGAAAAATACATAGGTAAACGCACCCCTACGTATCGCAGCAGTTGGGAATTTACCTTTTGTAGTTTTTGTGATAACAATCCGGCAGTAATCAATTGGGCAAGTGAAGCAATAAGAATTCCTTATTACAATCCTGTGAGTGGAAAACAAACAGTATATGTACCTGATTTTTTGGTGGTCTATGTGGATGCTAATCAACGCAAGCATACCGAACTGGTAGAGATCAAACCCAGCAAAGAAACCACAATGGAATCAGCTAAAAGCTACCGTGATAAATTAAGTGTGGCTATCAATATGGCCAAATGGGCCGCCGCGGATAGTTGGGCTCGCGCTAATAACATGCGTTTTAGAGTAGTTACAGAATTTGATATCTTCAAGAATCAGAAGCGGTAAATACATGCATGACACAAAAACTAGAAGAACTATTTAATCTACCACCTGCTGACTCTACTACCCCAGAAGAAGCTAAAAGCAGCATTGAAGAAAATCGCGCTATTATCCAAGAAGTAGATTCAGCTATTGACAAAATTGATGCGGCACTGCCCTTTGTCAATGATCTAGACATCAGCGATAAAGAGCTAGATGATCTCAGCGACCTTGCTAAAGAAAAATTCCAGGACCTAATTGATCTAGGCATGAACGTTGAAGCACGCTTCAGCGGACACATCCTAGCCACAGCAGGCACCCTGCTAGGACACGCTATTACAGCCAAGCAAGCCAAGCTGGATAAGAAGCTACGTATGGTTGATTTACA